ATCACCGAAAATGCGACTGATATGCGACTGATATGCGACTGAACATAAGATGCGACTGAAAATGCGATAAAACGCTCACATGTAGTGCAGTTTTGTGTTAAAAACATTAGTTTATTAACAAAAAAAAAGCTATATTTGTTAATATAAATCCAATATAATTATGAAAACAAAAGACTATTTACACTCAGAATTGCTAAGCTGTAAAAAAAACGATTTAGTGTTTGAAAAAACCTACTCTCTGATTGACAAGCTTGCAAAAAACCAGACTCAGATGATGTGTGTTGCATTTAATTTAGATGACGATAACCACATAAAGGAACTTGAGCGAATGAACGCAATACACTACTCAGACGACATTATAGAGTTAGTAAACTACACGATTGCACACTTTAATAAATCTAAAAAAATATAATTATGAGTTATAGATCTAGGAACATATTTGAAAGGTTTGTAAAAATTTATCAAAACAGAAAAAACAATAAAATAAGTAGGCTACAAAATAAAAATGACGGTGACACGTACATTTACAGGCGTTTAACGATAATGAATATTGACAATGATCACTTTATATTCGACAACTCTACAGACATCTACAGGCCTTTAAATGAAGATGAAATTGAAGAGCTGGATGAAGGAGATATTGATGATTTTTGCGACAAATTATACCTGCAAAATTCTATGCAACGCATAAAAAACAATAAGAAGAAAATGCAAATTGCAATTATCAAAAATAACGAGAAAGAAAAACAATACCACTACAGAATTGCTTCTGAAACCATAAAAACATTAAAGAATTTCTTGGATATTAACAAGAAAAAAGCTAAATTTGTTAATTAATAATTAAATCTATTCAAATGAAAACAGAGAGATTAAAAGAGCTGTACTTAAAGTACGGTTTATCGAAAGACGATGTCTTTAAACATCAACACTACATTATCATCACTAGATCTGGGATTGATAAAATCCAAGCAAGTGAAAAAATCAAAATTACTTATGATGTAATTAACTGCGAAACAAATTTTTGTGTTGTAAAAGCTAACGCACTTGTTGGTGAAAACAGTATTCAAACATTTGGCTCAGCTTTAAAAGGATCCACTCACAGAGACGGAAATTGTAATACCTGGTATGTCATGGAAATGGCAGAGAAAAGAGCTATGAGCAGAGCTGTGCTAAAATTAACAGGGTTCTACGAGCTAGGTGTCTTCGGTGAAGATGAAAGCGAGGACTTTAAAAGGAAGGATGCGTCATGGAAAAAGTAATAAAAAAACTACAAGACGACAAGCATTACTATGGTGAGTTTGGTCAGAAGTATTTGTCAAACTCAGACATAGATGCTTTAATCAATAATCCGTATAGTTTTCACCAACCAAAATCACAATCATTGCCGTTCCTCTACGGGTCGGCATTTCATGAAATGGTTATGTTTGGTAAAAGCGACAACATGGAGGCTATTGAGTCATCAACTCGTACAACTAAAATCTATAAACAAGCAATTTTAGATAGTGGTAAAGAAATAATTTTATTACAAAAAGAAGCTGATGAAATACTAAACATGGTTGATGTGTTCAAGTCAAATGACAACATCAAGGAAGTGCTAAATACTAAAAATATTAAGTTTGAAGTTCCTTCTGTAGGCTTTATGACAGAGAACGATATACCATGGAAAGGTAAGGCTGATATCATTACAGATGATTTTGTTTACGACATCAAGACGTGCTCAAAGCTTAAAAGTTTTCGCAACAGCTCTAGATCCTATAATTACGATAGTCAAGCGTTTATATACTCAAAACTATTTCAAAAACCTATGAAGTTTTTAGTAATAGAAAAAGGTACAGGACTTATTGGAATATTTGAAACATCAGACGAAGCGTATGATAACGGATATTACAAAGTTGAAGCAGCGGAAACTCAATTTCTAAAGTATTTTGTAAACAAAGAGGCAGACCTTAAAAACTTTACTAAGTATGGCGAAATATAACACCGAAGAAAAAGCAGAGCGTTTAGCTATAAAAACATTTTTAATAATAATTTTAATTTTAATTTTTAATTCATAAACTATGTCAACACTTATCAATGCATCGATTAAAGCTTCAGAGTTGAAGAAAATCGACAAAAACAAAATCATTAAAGGAGAAAAAGATAGCTACATACCTATCACTATTTCTGTAAATGATGAATCAAGATTCGGTAAAAACGTATCTATTACAATTGCTCAAAATCAAGATGAAAGAGCCAGTAAAGCAGAAAAACATTACTTAGGTAACGGATCTGTGATTTGGACAGATGGAAAGGTCGTAAAAGGCGTTAAAGAAGATGATAACTCTGGTTCAAATCAGACAAGCTCAAATTCTGTTAGCGATAATGATTTAAATGATTTACCATTTTAATTAAATCTTAATCCCACCCTTCGGGGTGGGTTTTAATTACAAACTATGAAAACAAAAACAGATAAATATCAAGTGCTTGATGTAATCTCAGAGGTTATAGAAAAAAAACATAAAGTAGATGATCAATATATATTTCAAGACACAAGAAAAAGAGATGTGTGTGATTTAAGAAAAGTGTTTTTTTACTTAGCAACTAGATTCACAAATCTTCCTTTACAGGATATAGGAAACTACTCTAAACACAGAGGTCGTAGCAGCGCTCACAATCATGCGTCTATAATCTATAGCTCAAAATTAGTTAAAGATTGGATTTCAATCGACAAAGAATATAAAGAGTATATAGGTGAAATAGAAAACGAAGTAAAATACTTTGTGGATTATGAGCAATACAGGCACGATGAATCAAACAAGTACAAAAAAAAGATTGCAAAGAAAATTTACCATGAAGAAGACATTGTGTTTTTAACGAAATACAGTGAAATTACAGAAAAACTATACAAAAACAGAGAGTTTATTGATAACTTGGCGGATACTATCAATGAGCTTATAACAAATAAAGAAGAAAACAATGAAAGGGTATATCAAGCTTCACAGGAGGATTCTCGATTGGGAATGGTACAAGGACTCCAATACTAAAATTATATTCATACACTTACTATTAAATGCCTGCTACGACGATTGTAGATTTATGGGCAAAGCTGTGGCTAAAGGGGAATACATTACGTCTCTTAATAGGATTTCTGTTGATCTGGACATACCAATCAGAAAGGTAAGAACAGCTATAAAAAGGCTTAAGCAAACAGGAGAAATAGACACGCAAACGACAAATAAATATACTAAGGTAACTATCTGTAACTATGAGAGTTATCAAGTTGAGGAGCGTAAAACTAAAAAGAAAACGACAAGCAAACGACAAACAAGTGTCAAGCAAGCGACAGAGATAAATAAGAATATAATAAAACAAGAAAATAAAAATAACATATTTTTAACCGATTGTCTTAATTCTGCAACTTGGGCTGAAGTTGTTTGTATGCAAAACTCAATTAACAAAGAGTCTTTAGATAAAGCATTGGACACGTTTCACAATCATCTAATAATGACTGACGAAATTAAAAACTCAATAAAAGACTATAAGTCTCATTTTGTTAATTGGCTCAAATACAACAAAGTTGATGCTATAAAGAACTCTGGTAGCTACAAATGGAAATGGAAAGGTCAAAGCACCAAGAGTGGAACTAAGACTGAATTAGAGAAAGATAAGAAATTTTACGATCAACCAGGATTTGACTTTAAAATAATACAAAATGGACATTAACGGATTTAAAATAAAAGACTACAACATTTACAAGCTAGATACAAAATCTAAAAAATCAACATGTCCTAAATGTTCATCAAGTAGAAAGAAAAAGACTCAAAAATGTTTGATGCTAGATTGGGATAGGGGTCTTGGAACTTGTCAACATTGTGGAGAGGTTTTACAGCTACATACTTACGAAAAAGAAGCTGAATACACTTACGAGGCACCTGTGCTACGCAAAGTAAATAAACCTGGAGATAACATGATTGAATGGTTCAAGAGTAGAGGTATTACAAGCCAAACTTTAGATAAGTTAGATGTGACCGCAGGATTAGAATATATGCCTCAAGTAAGCAAAGAGGTGAATGTAATCATGTTTAAGTATAACTATAAGGGAAAGTTGGTAAATGTAAAATACAGAGATGCACAGAAAAACTTTAAGCTGTATAAAGGAGCAAAGAAGATTTGCTATAACATGGATTCAATTATAGGTAAAGACGAATGTGTTATTGTAGAAGGCGAAATAGATTGTCTTTCGTTTGTAGAAGCTGGTGTTGAAAACGTTGTTAGTGTTCCAAATGGGTTTACAGCAACAGGTCAAATAAACTTAGATTACCTCAACGATTTGTATTATCACTTTGAAGATAAGAAAAAAATATACGTTTGTGTTGATGCTGACGAAGCTGGCGAGAATGGGAAGAAAGAACTCATAAGGAGGTTTGGTTCAGAAAAGGTTTATTTATGCGATTTAAAGGACTGTAAAGATGCGAATGAGTACTTAATCAAGTACGGCTCTGAAAGTCTAAGGAACGTCATAAAAACAGCAATACCATGCCCAATAGAAAATGTACTAAGAGTTTCTGATATGGAGGCTGACTTAGATGAATTTTATAAAGGCGGTGTTAAGAATGGTTTTAAAATTGGTTTAGATGGATTTGACTCTATATTCTCAACATACACAAAGCAATTTGTTGTAGTGACTGGATTTCCAAGTAGTGGTAAGTCGGACTTTGTGGACCAAATGACTATAGGATACAATATGATGTACGGATGGAAAACAGCTTATGCTTCAACAGAAAACTACCCACAATACCTACATGTTGACAAATTAATAAGAAAACTATATGGAAATACTCCAGAGTACAAAGACACTAAAACAGAATCATGGAGAAGGTGCGTAAACCATATTAATAAAAACTTTTGCTTTATTAACTATGAGGACGGATTTGATTTAGACAAGGTATTAAAAAAAGGAGAAGAGCTTGTAAGAAGGGTTGGTATAAGATGTCTTGTTATTGACCCATACAACAAGATAAGAGACAAATCAAATATGAATCTAAGTATAACTGACTATACAAATGCTTATTTGAATAAAATAGATAATTTTTGTAAAAAAAATGACGTTGTATGTATTCTTGTAGCTCACCCAACAAAACCTCAAAATGATAAAGGTAAATTAATTGAACCAACATTCTACGATGTGAAGGGTGGAGGTGAATTTTACGACATGAGTCCTCACGGAATATTAGTACATCGTGATTTTGAGGCAGGTACAGTAAAGATTAAGGTATTGAAAGTAAAGTTTGCGAATCTTGGAGAGAATCAAGCTCATGTAGATTATTGTTGGAATGTAAACAACGGAAGATACACAGATTTAAGGGATGGATCACCTGTATGGGACAACACAAATTGGTTGATAGAAAAAGGCAATCCTTATGAATTAACAAAAAGTTTAGATGTTGAATTTAAAAAACTAGAATTATGAAAACAATAGTATTAGCAATTATGGTTACGGCAACAATTTACCATGCCGACCCAAAACAATGTAATGCAGATTACTTAACAACTGCATCATTAAAAAAAATTAATTCACAATCACCTGGATCTCACAGATGGATAGCTGTTAGTAGAGATTTAGAAGAATACGGTTTTGTGTTTGGCGCAAAAGTATGTGTCGAAAACGCAGGAGACATGAATGGCGTATGGACTGTAGAGGACAGAATGAATAAAAGATGGAAGAAGAGAATTGATTTTCTTGTTGATTACGACTTGAAAGGTGGTAAATGGGAAAACGTAAAAATATCTTTGATACAAGATGAAGGATATTAGTCAAGTAGTTTCTGTTTGCATAAAAAACGATATAAAAGTTTATCCTGTTATTTATGATAAATACCACTTAAAAGTTGAGGTGGATTATGCAGGCAGAAAGAAAAAAGGAAAAGAGAAATACAACTGGAGAACTGAACAAAAACAGCTACAAGCTAAAATAATAGAACTATATGAAACAATTGCAAAAAGAATACAAGATCGGGAATAGGAAATATATTTATAACGAAGATATTTTGAAAACATCTTACATAAAATATAAAGATTACTCTGATGAAGAGTTTGTGAAAAACATCATAGACATACTTCATTATGCCGTTTATGTGTGTTGGATAAAAGAAATAAGCTCTGATGACTGTTTGTCTGACGACGGAATAATACACGAAATGGTTCATTTAGCACAAGAAAACACCAGAAAGTACTCAAATATTAAGAAAATACGAAGAAAGTTTAACAAAACTTTGGCTTTTTAAGAAAAATAAATTAAATTACCAAAAATTAACTCATTAAAATGTTCGATTCAATAGTAGAAAGTGTAAAAAACAAATATACAGACAGAAGTATCCGTGGTATTGAAAAATATAAAACGACACTTGATAACAATGTGACTGATAATTTTTTACAACATCTTCAAGAAGAGTTAATGGATGCAACATTGTATATAGAAAAAGAATTATCTGTTAAAGATTCAAAACTTGAAATGGTTAGAAAATTTAACAAGGTGTTTAATATATCTACTTTAAAAACTCCTTCATTAATTAGCGAAGAAGATCACAAGCTAAAGTATCAATTAATGTTGGAAGAGCTTGATGAATATAAAGACGCTTGCAAGTCTGAAGATGTTGTAGAGATTGCAGATGCTGTTGTAGATATGATGTATATATTATATGGAATTATACTGTCTCATGGTTTATCTGATGTTATCTTTGACATGTTTGAAGAGGTTCATAAATCTAATATGAGTAAATTAGAGAATGGAAAAGTTTTAAGAAGAAATGATGGTAAAATTATGAAAGGATCTGAATACTTTAGACCTAATCTAAAACAATACCTTTAAATGGAAGAATTAACTAAATTTATTGATAAAATATTAGGCTACAAGACGTGGTCTGAAAAAAGAAAAATAGACACTTTACTTGAATACGACTGCGGTCTGTATACTAATCTAGGTTTAGAGTCTACTAAAAAAGAAAGAACGGAAACAAAAAGAAAATCAAGAGCCATTTATAGAGCAATCAAAACTATAAATAAAGCGGAAGGAGATAGATTTTTGTATCATTTAGACAAAGAATAATGGCTTCTGCTTCTCGTCAAGTATATTTAAACAATGTTTTTAATCGTATGCACGAGAAGTTAAACGACGCTTATGAACATGTTCATGATGGAGATTTTGAAGAGTCTAAAAACACGGTGAATTCTTTAATTTACGACTTAAGACAACTTAAAAAATCTATGGATCCATGAGTAAAAAAAGAGTTAGACTAAACAAAGAAGAAGCGATAGCTTTAGGCTTAGAAGTAAAAGAAACAGAGCAAGGTAGAAAAACTTTTAGAGCCTATATAGATATTGAGTCTCAACAAAAACTAAATCAAGTAAGACATCAAGGTGTTGCTGATTACTGTAAAGAAAGAGGTATTGATTTCAATAGTGTTAGTCAGTACTGGGACAAAACAAAAGAGTATTCAGTACAAGTAAGACCTACTATAGTTTCATACAACGATATATCTAGGCAGATAATCGAGGAGATGAAGATT